GGATTTTATCAGCAACTTCTTTTTTAACTTGTTGTTCAACTAATTGTTGTAATGCTGCCGAATCAAGCATGCTCTCTCCAAAGATCTAATGTAACACAATGAAATCCTCCTCCCAGTGTTCGACTATGTCGTAACTCTAAAGGAATCACCGTAAAGCTCCACTGCTCTAATTTTTTAATTAAGTCAGTTTGATACTTATCCACAATCACAGTATGCGGATCCACAACTAGCATGTTGAGTGCAATCCATTTGCTTGCATAAGGGTAGTTGTGAAAGTTTTGTGGTACCACTTCGTCGATGTAAATCTTGTCCCAGTTCTCAAAGACCTTGGGGCAGTTTGTATCGTTTACACGACTGCCGTTTAGTAATACTAGTCCTTCACGCAATGGAACTACTGTGCTATCAATGTGTACTCCTGCATAAAAGTTACACAACTCTATTTCCACGTCAGGAAAATTGTTGCACATCCAGTTATACGCAGCGCGGTTGCCACTTGATGATTCCAAAAACAACATCTTGTTGGGACCTAGTCGCAACACATTTGCAGCGTCAAGAATCATGCCTTCGTTTCGTGGCATAAAGTAATAGTGGTCTGCTTCGTCAACAATGTCATAATAACATTGTAGTTCCATGTCTCTACAAGGATACATCATGGCAGGATTTACAACAGTTGACCCGTGTACAATCAACCGATCTCGTGGGCAATAGTTGTAAAGTCCGTCGTGAACTTGAAAATTGAATTCATCGGGGCGCACAACTTCTGTACCAAGATCAGTTAAGGTTTTACACAGAATAGATAAATCTTCTTCTGTTTCATCAATGATCCATTGTTCAACTGGGCCGCTTGGTGCAGTAGTTTCAGTCCATAAACTACTTGCTGCTTCTTTTCGATAAACAGAATCGCTTACGGGCCAGTTAGCATGATCTGCTCTGCCAACTATTACTCGTTTGAGTGGATCCCACTCGTTGTAACTCAATATCATATGTGCCCCGTAATTTGCAAGGTATATCTATCTTCTAATCCAATGTTTGCAGCCATGTGTGGCTCATCGAATGCCCACTCAACTACATCTCCTGCACGCCAGTTAACATATGGCTTTCCCGCAACTTCAAGGTAATGCCCAGGTTTCCAATCCTCTAAAAGCAACAATGCTCTACGTATAGTAGATTCCTTGCCTTCAAGATTGAACAGTTCGATATAGCGTTTGTACAAATCTGAGTGTACTGGCATTACTGTACCAGTTGGCATGCGATAGAAGGCAATACCGATATCCTTCCAACCCCATGCTTCGTAAATCTTAAAGAATTTTTCAGACCAAGCAGGCAACGTATGGCGCATGTCGGCAAGGTCACCGCAGATTTTACTTTGGTAACCTTGTGAAATCCAACGTGCTACTGCGTCGGGATCGTTGAAAGGCTCTTGGATGTACTGAATTGTTTTAAACTCGTCATCCCAGAACCTTTCGATGTAGTACTTAAACGGGGCGGGTGTTGCCATAGTGAACAACTTCAACTTTGTCAGTTGATTTTAGTTTGCGCCAAGGATCAACAATCATTGAACCATCAGGGATAGCACAGTAAGGCTGTGTCTTATCCTGGTCACCGGTGTATTCGTATGTGATCTGACGGTCGTGTGCCCAAAGTACAATACTAGCAGTATCGATGCTGTCGACTACTTTATCCTTGTTATCAGCCAGTGGATCAATATAAACAACTGAACGACCTTCTTGTTCAATATAGTGACCGACCAAGGTTGAGTAACTGCCAATGCAGTATTCAACGTCTGGCTTGTATGCTTTACCGTGAATCACAATCGGCATGTTATCGTGCATTACTGACAAGTCTAACAAGAACATAGCCAAGTTCTTTGCTTGAATTTCTCGAGCATGCATAACAGTGTCAAACAAGTCGTAACCAATGTTGTATTCTTTTGCTAACCAACGTAGAGCAATGTTATCACGTGGATGACATGCACCTGCATCTCCCATGCCGGCTGTCATGTACTTCGGGCCCATAATACGCATTGTACTTCGAGCCAATGCATCTGTGACAACGTCGACATTGATGTTACCAATGCGTAATGCAAAGTCTTGAATCATGTTAACCAACCCAACTTTGGCACTAATGAATGTGTTGTAGAAGATTTTAATTGCTTCGCATTCGTCCCAGGTACCAATTTCATAGCGTGGGTTGTTTTGCATAACTGTGTCATACAACGCACGAAGTTCGCCAGCTAGTGCATTTGGGTTACCATCTTCGGTGCCAATCATGATCATTTCTGGATTAACCATGTCCCACTTGACTGATCCCATTGCAATCAAATATGGATTATACAAGAACTGATGTTTTTTATCCAGCAACGGATAGAAGTGTTTACGAGTTGTTCCTGGCAGCACTGTAGAAATAAGAACAACTTTCTTAGAGTCTTTGGCGTACTTATTAATGTTGTTAATAGCGTCAATCACAGCATCCCGGCCAAAATCTCGAGGCTCCATGTGTGAGCTAGGAACTGATCCGTCGTAGCCTTCTGCATGTGGAGTTGGTACAGCAATAAAAATCCATTCACTTTCGTTTACAAGCTCTTCAATCCCACAAACTTTTACCGAGTCGCTTGTGCGTGGGTAAATATCGTAGCCCCAAACTTCGTGCTTTTCTGCCATTACTTCGGCACAATCAAGGCCGAGTTTTCCAATTCCAATAAAACCAATTTTTGACATATTATGAGTATTCCTTTAGATCGTCTGTATCACCACATAGAAAATTTAAGCGGTGATAATATATTAATTTATCGCTGGGTGCCACATGGCTCAAAAAAAATCAGCGATCTGCAACCGTTGTATCCAATTGATCGTGTTACGCAATGGGACAAGTTTATAACTTCGTTGCCGATAATCTGCCACGATCAGGAACCGTTAACACATGATTTTCACACCAGCGACGAACTTTTAAAAATCATTATGATACAGGAACCGTTCCACAATGTAGCAGAAGATGCAGCATTGTTTATCAGAGACATAAAGCAAAAGATGCACATATATCGAGTTCACGCTTCTGCATTGTCAGTGTATGATCGATTGCTGTTGTGTCATTCAGAAAAAAACAGTGCAGAACTTGCAAAGTTCGAAGCCAATGGATTTATAGGGGTTTACTACTGGTCACATGCTCTGATTGCAAGAGACTGGTTCAGATTTGCAGAGCACGATAACTCTATTGCGAACCCTACATTTGAATTTGCAAATGACTTTTTGATTTACAATCGTGCTTGGCAAGGCACAAGAGAGTATAGATTAAAATTTACAGAATTACTATTAAAAAATAGTTTAATACCTAACAGCAATATAAAATTTAACCCGCACGACAACGACATGCATTACACTCAGCACAAATTCGTAAATCAAAGTTTTGTTGTGACCAATGAACGGATGGAACGATTAATTCGATTAAATGATTCGTCGAGTTCATGTAGTGCCGATTATGTGAGCAACGATTACCACAATGCTGGGTTAGAAGTTGTGCTGGAAACACTGTTTGACGACAGTCGATTGCACTTGACTGAAAAATCGTTACGGCCCATTGCATGCGGGAAACCATTTATATTAGCAGCTACTCCAAACAGTCTTCAGTATCTCAGAGATTACGGATTTAAAACATTTGATGGGTTAATCAACGAATCGTATGATACTATTCAAGACCCGCTAGCTAGACTAGTTGCAATTGTTGCAGAACTCAAACGTATTGCTAGCATGCCCTTTGCTGAAAAACAAAAACTCTGGGAAGACCTACATTCAATAGCGGACTATAATAAAAAGTTGTTTTTCTCAAAAGAGTGGGAATCTACAATTTCCAACGAGCTCAAAGCTAACTTAGCTGCGGGACGGGCAACAGCAGATCAGCAATGTACTGGAACATACTGGCGAGAAATACACACAGAATTTAAAAACGAACGAGGTACTTCTCAAGGCAAACGATTTTTAGATAACTGGCTAAGCCAGAGAGGCTATGGGTATTAATACCGGTCAATGATGCCATCCCAGTCTTCTCCCGGGTCATTAGCAATGTACTCTTGAATTCTAGAACGAATGCTATCGTAAAATGTGTCCAGTTCATGCCCCCAGAATCCAGACAAGTGTTCAAGAGCTTGGGTACAGTAATTCCAATCACGCTTTTTGTATTCAACAAGTAAGTTTTCATGCAAATTTTTCATGCTATCAACTTTTGGCATGTCTAAAATAGGCATAGATTCAATTACGCAGAATGCAGTAATTTCAGTGTTAGCGGGGTTTACACGAATTGTGTCTAGTTCTAACACAATGTATTTTTCTGTTAGTGCTAGGGCTTGGTCTCTTCCAAAAATTATGTTCATCTCTTAATCCTTTTAAATATGTATCATGGAATTTACTTTTGATTTAATTTCTGACTTACATGTCGAAACCTGGGACAAATTTGACTGGACCAATCAGGCCACCAGTCCTTACTGTGTTGTTGCAGGTGATGTAAGCCAAGATAGAAAACGGTTAACAGAAACCCTAAAGCATTTAGGTAACTGTTACCAGGGCGTGTTTTACATCGACGGCAATGACGAACACAGGGACAATCTAGAAAATCTAGGGCAAAGTTACAAAGAACTAAGGCACTATGTTGATAAGTTTAAAAATGTAGTTTTTATGCAAGACAATGTGGTTGTTATCAACGGTGTTGCATTTTTAGCAGCCAACGGGTGGTATAGTTTTGATCTTGATCCTAGTGTAGATTACATCGAGAGCACCAAGTGGTTTACTGAACGATATGGAGTCAACTCATCTGTTGCACCTGTTGTTTCAAACTTGGCAATTACAGATGCTGCATATTTAAAAAACAGTGTTCGTAAACTACAGATGCACCGAGATGTCAAAGCCATTGTCATGGTCACGCATACTGTGCCCGACTATCGGTTGGTGTCGCATGACCTAGAGTTGGAAAATCATTACAGAATGAACACAACAGGAAATCCTCATTTACAAATTGCGTTGGATGAAGATTCCGAAAACAAAATCAAAGCCTGGTGTTTCGGACACTATCATCGATCAGTTGATCGAACTATAGACGGTATACGTTATGTAAACAACTGCAAAGGTAGAGGTAATACACCCTGGAGTCAGGCAGCGTATTACCCCAAACGTATCACAATAAATTTTTAAATATTATCAGGTCTGATTTCGATCTGCAAGGGATAGTTTTGTTTCCTTGCACTATGCAAAACTTCATGACCTTTTTGTTCTGCAATTTCAAACGGCAATACCGCTACAGTGGCTTGCCCACCTGTATGAATGTCTTCAGTAATTTTAACCGCAGTTTCAGTGTTGTAATCAAAAAATTCAATCAAACTTTCGATTACAAATTCCATAGTAGTTTGGTTGTCGTTTAAGTAAATGACCTTGAACATCGATGGTTCTTTAATTGATTCGTTGATTTTAATTTTTGTTGCGGCGTCAGCTTGCGACATATCTGTCCTTAAAAAAATACAATTACAAAGCAGTGGGAGATTGCCTCCCACTGTATTTACACTATTATATCACTTTTGATAAGTGATTGCAATAGATTTTGGTTTCTTCTCTTCAGGAACAATGCGTTCCAATTTGATTGACAAGATACCATTGATCATCTCTGCATTAGTAACTTCAACATATTCGGCTAATGTAAACGTGCGCTCAAAATCACGCATGCTAATACCGTGAACTAGGTATTCGCCTTCGGAGTCGCGAGTAGTTCCGCCCTGGATAGTAAGGACATTCTTCTCCAAACGGATATCAATTTCACCTTCAGCAAATCCGGCCACAGCTAGATCGATTACAAAATGATCTTCATCAATTTTGCGAACGTTGTGCGGAGGGTAGTTAGTTTGTTGCTGCGAAGTTACACGCATGAGCTCGTCAAGCATGTTGTCAAAGCCGATGCCAAACTTATGAAGTTGTGGAATATCGAAACTGCGAAGAGTGAGGGTTTTGTTTTGTGTCATGTTATTCTCCTTATAGCAAGATATGACTAGTATGTGGGCCCAACCATTGGCACCCACATACATATTTATGACCTCATAGGGTCATTTACATGCCCATTCCCATGTGTGGCATGCCCGGTGCAGCATCACCCTTTGACGGAATCTCTGTAATAGAGCAATCCGTAGTAAGGATCAAGCCTGCAATCGATGCAGCATTAACCAATGCTGTTTTTGTTACTTTAGTTGGGTCAATGACACCAGCGTCGACCATATCGCCGTAAGTGTGATTACCTGCGTTGTAACCGTAATTGCCTGTGTTGGCAGCAACTTGATTGATCACTACATCCGCAGAGTCGCCGGCATTGCTGGCAATACAACGAGCTGGTGCATCTAATGAACGTAGCAAAATGTTCCAACCTGCAAATTGATCGTCGTTAACCGGACGATTAGGTGCAGCTTGAAGAGCTTGACGAACACGAATTAGTGCAACACCGCCGCCGGGCACAATGCCTTCTTCCACAGCAGCGCGAGTGGCGTGTAGAGCATCGTCAATTCGATCCTTCTTCTCTTTCATTTCTACTTCAGTTGCAGCACCAACTTTGATAACTGCAACACCGCCTGCTAGTTTAGCCAAGCGTTCTTGTAGCTTTTCACGATCGTAATCATTGGTAGCTTGATCAGCTTGTGAACGAATTGCCTTGACCCGAGCTTCGATTGCAGTTGATTCGCCTGCTCCATTGATAATAATAGTATTTTCTTTATCAATCTCTACTCGAGCTGCCATGCCAAGATGTTCAACAGTGGCCTTCTCAAGTGTTAATCCAACTTCGTCAGCAATAACAGTAGCACCTGTCAAGATAGCAATATCTTCAAGCATTGCCTTTTTGCGATCGCCAAAACCTGGTGCTTTAACTGCACAAGTTCTCAAGATACCACGCATGGTATTCACAACTAGTGTAGCAAGAGCTTCGCCTTCGACATCTTCTGCAACGATCAACAATGGCTTACCTGCTTTTGCAGCACCTTCAAGGATGGGCAACATCTCACGAATGTTTGAGATCTTCTTGTCTACCAACAAGATGAATGGATTTTCAAGTTCAGTGATTTGTCTGTCTTGATTTGTAACAAAGAATGGGCTCAGGTAACCGCGATCAAATTGCATGCCTTCTACAACATCAAGTTCGTCCTGCAAGCCCTTGCCGTCTTCCACTGTGATCACGCCTTCTTTACCTACACGTTCCATTGCTTGTGCAATGATCTCGCCAATGGTAGGATCGTTGTTGGCCGATACAGTGCCAACTTGTGCAATTTCTTTGGTTGTGTTACAAGGTTTAGAAATCTTGTCTAGTTCTGCTACTGCGGCGGAGACAGCTTGATCAATACCACGCTTCAAGTCCATTGGATTGTGGCCGGAAGTAACAAACTTCATACCTTCTTTCACAATTGCTTGTGCCAACACAGTAGCGGTGGTAGTGCCATCACCTGCGCGGCTTGCAGTCTTGGAAGCAACTTCCTTGACCATCTGAGCGCCCATGTTTTGCAACTTGTCTTCTAACTGAATCTCTTTGGCAACTGTTACGCCGTCTTTGGTCACATGCGGAGCACCAAAGCTCTTTTCAATAACAACATTACGACCTTTTGGTCCCAATGTAACTTTTACAGCGTTGGCAAGAATGTCAACGCCTTCTACTAACTTCTTGCGACCTTCGTCGCCAAATACTACTTGTTTTGCTGCCATATATTACTCCTCAATAACTGCCATTACATCATCCTCAATGAGGATCAAAAACTCTTCACCGTTTACTTTGACATTTTGTCCTGCATGCTTGCCAAACAATACAATGTCATCTAGTTTAACATCCATTGGAACAACAGTTCCTGCTTCGGTCAATCGACCTGTACCAACAGCAATAACTTTGCCCTTGTTGGGTTTCTCTGCGGCTGCATCTGGAATTACAATGCCGCCAGCACTGACAGTATCGGCGTCTAGCACTTTTACTACAATGCGGTCACGATGTGGACGAATTTTCATAGGTTCTCCTTTTAAAGCGAAAATAGCGAAACATCCTACATTACGTAGGACAACTTAATAAGTGGATTAATGATTGAGCGAGTGCTCGAGTTGATTGATCATTGTTCTCTCCTAAAAAGCAAAAGAATTGTGTAGCCCGTGTGGCACTACAATTTTTATTTATTATAACACAGAATCAAAGGAAGATTTATTGTTTAGGTCAGATACAATGCGCCATCTGTCCAAAGCATAGTAGCGTTTTTCTGGGTTCCATGTCATTGAAAAAAACGAGTAATGATTTGGATCATCAAAGCACACTCGATGGGTATACTTAATTGTTTTTTCCGAGTATGAAATATCATACTTTGACCCCCACTCAACTAGCCCTTTGCGAATAATCATTAAAGAGTGTGCTGCCGCTTGGCCTGCCGATCCGTTTGGGAGCGAAAACTCAATGTACATTAATACATTTTTTTAGGCAACTGTTGCCCAGCTACTTTTTTATTCCAACGATTCTCAGCAGAAGACTTCTTTCGCTTGCGCTCAGTAGTTGGTTTTTCATAGAATTCACGTTCTCTTAGCTCGTTGAGCAAGCCCGATTCCATGATCTTCTTTTTAAACTTGCGCAATGCACGTTCTACGTTGTCGTCTTTGACTAAAACTGCTCGTCCTCGTGTTTTCATAGGTCTCCTAAAAACTATGTAGTTTATTTATTAGGATTGCTTAGTTCGGAAACGATGTTGGATTTGCTCAACTTCAGCTTCAGTTAACAAGTCAGGATCGTATTCTCCAGAATCAATTTTATCAATCAAGTGATCGATATATGCAGTATCGTAACTATACTGATCACTTAGATTTTTATCAATTTCAATCCAGGATTTGCCGTTGTATTTGTACAAAGCACTAGGCAAACGATCTACTCGCAAATACATGTCACCTTTGTTTGGGGTATCGGGCCATTGTGCTCCGAAGCCGCGCATTACACCATGGGGTAGTTCGTTATCAGCTTCTAGCCCAATAGCATGTGCTGCATCTTCCCAGGGTAATTTATCTATTTTTCCATCATCGTACAACGAGCGTTGATGTTTGATAGTGTCTTCTGGGTTGGCAGCTTTCCATGCTCGGATCGCTGCTTTTTCAGCATCGTCTTCTTCGTCAGGGGCAGTAACATAGTCGCCTGGTCGCTCGACTTCATCTATACCTAGCGTTAGAATTTTATTTTCTTTGTTTTTGTTAAAGAGGTCTTGCATAGCGTTAACTAACTCTATGCGTTTTTCTTCAGGCCATGGCTCTTGAAAATCGTCAGGATCACCTGCATAAATTTCAGGTTTTGCAACAATAGGTGTAGTATCTGCAAAGTGACTAAAAGGTTTTAGCAAGTATGGGTGACTTTCGAGAATACTCTTTTCTTCTGCAGGTGCTTCTTTAACCGACTCCGCTGTTTCTTTTAGTTGCTCAACTTGATCGTCTGTTAGAGCGCCATCATCGGGCTCGTACTTGGGTACGTCTTTCTCTTCTCGGGCCCAACGTAGACTTTGTTGCGCGGCAAGGATCAGTACCAGCGCAAGTGGATCAAACACTGCAACAATTAGGATAATAACAAGACGAACAGCTTTTTCAAGAATGTTTGCATCCGGATTGTCGCCGTAAACTAAAGCCGCAATGTATTTGATTGGTCCTACTTCTGCTTCCACCTTGCGAAACTCTGCGGCAAGGGGCGCCCGTTCTTCACTAAGTTGGGCAACAATTTTCTGTTCGGCTGCAATCTCAGAAAGTAATCTAGTGCGTTCTTTGGTCTGCCCTCTACGGATCGCAACTGCTTTTTCCGCACCTTTTTCGTCTGCACTTCGACCCATAACTTGGTCCACAGCCTCATCCATCTGTTTGAGCGCTTTGCGATTTGCATCGATATTGTCCTTTGCTGTTTTGATCTTTTCGTCGTAGATAGCAACCTTGGCCATAGAGTCGCCGGATACCATGCTTTGGTCCGAGTGTGCTTTTGACAAGAAGCCAAAGATACCCATGCTGGTCAGCACCATCAAGGATGCAACTGCTGGCACAAGATATAACTTGTATGTCCAACTAGCACGTTCCCAGTTCAGCTTTAGCCAAACAGCGGCAGTGATTTTACCTACGCCTAGTACTGCACCCATGATAACAATGGGCCAGAATACAGCACTAAAAATGGCGGTAAGTCCTACAATACTGTAGAACTCTGCTACTGCACTAATCACTAGTGCTACAAATAGGGTAAAGTATCCGAAAAGCATAACCTAATATTTATCGTTGTAACTGGGCCCAAGCGAGCCATTGCTTAAAAGCATTGTAAACTGTTTCTGCTTCTTTGTCATCCTGGGGG